TGAAGGTCAGAGAGCGTTCTTCTACTTAGAAAGAGCATACAACTTCGCTAGACGTCAGAGAGCGTTAGGTTTAGGTGTATTAGGATGGCACTCACTTTTACAGTCTAAAGGATTACCTTTCGATAGTAAGAACAGTGCGAAACTAAACATTGAAGTGTTTAAGTTAATTAAAGAAAAGTCGTACAAGGCATCTGAGGAGATGGCGGTTAAATACGGTGAACCTGAATTATTGGAAGGTTACGGTAGAAGAAACGTTACATTAAATGCGATTGCTCCGACCACTTCATCGGCATTTATCTTAGGTCAGGTATCACAGTCAATTGAACCAATTTGGTCAAACTGTTACGTGAAGGATGTTGCCAAAATGAAAGTGACGATTAAGAACCCTGTACTACAGAAAGTTCTTAGTGATATGGGTAAAGATACCAAAGAGGTATGGAACAGTATCAAACAAAAAGATGGTTCAGTACAACATTTGGATTTCTTAACTGAAGAACAAAAAGATATCTTTAGAACATTCGCAGAGATTAATCAGTCGACTATTATTAACCAAGCTGCGATTCGTCAGGATTACATTGACCAATCACAGTCGTTGAATTTGATGATTTCACCAGATATGCCGACTAAAGACGTTAATAAATTGTTGATAGACGCATGGGAGTTAGGGGTTAAGACACTTTACTACCAACACTCAATGAACTCGGCACAGGCATTTGCGAGGAAGAAATTAAATCTTAATGATTTGGTTTGTACTTCTTGTGAGGGTTAATTGTTAAAAAATACAAACAACAGATATAAAAGAGGACTTCGGTCCTCTTTTTTATTTATTGACTTTAATAAAAGTAAAAAATGATTAATTTAATATTTATATGTAAAGTAATCTAAATGGCTGATATAAATTATTTCGGTATTGATTTTCCGTTTTCGGATTCGAAGGATGGTAAATATCTAAAACTAACTTCAACAACGAGAGAAGAGGTTAGAGCTTCGTTAATACATTTGTTATTGACGAGGAAGGGTAGTAGATATTATTTACCTGATTTTGGTACTAAGCTATACGATTACATTTTTGACCAAATGGACCAAGTAACGTTTGATAAGATTAAAGCTGAGGTGGATGAATCGGTTAAAAGATACTTACCAAATCTAAGGGTTAATAGTGTTAGTGTAACACCTTATTTGGAAGCTGAGGAGACTGATGGTGAGTTAGTGACAGGTTTAGACGAAAGGTTGTATAGGACGGCAGGTCAAGGAACTGAAGAATATACAGTTAAATTAAAAATTGATTACTCAAATAGTATTGGTCAGTTTAATGAAAGAGATTTTATTATAATTAATATATAACATGGCAGACAGAATTTCATATACAGAAAGAGACTTTTTAGGTTTAAGGACTGAGTTAGTAAACTTAACGAAGGAGTATTATCCTGATTTAATACAGAACTATAACGATGCGTCTTTGTATTCTGTATTTTTAGATATGAATGCTGCCATTGGTGATAACTTACATTATCACATAGATAGGACAATGCAAGAAACGGTATTGGACTTCGCACAACAAAAACAGTCAATATATAATATTGCGAGAACTTACGGTCTTAAGTTACCGGGTAAGAGACCTTCAGTTTCTTTGGTTGATTTTACGGTTAATGTACCAGTATCGGGTGATAAGGAAGATGCTCGTTACTTAGGGATACTTAGGAGAGGTGCTCAGGTTTCGGGTTCGGGACATATGTTTGAGACTGTCTACGATATTGATTTCTCATCACCATATGATTTAAAAGGTAATCCAAACAGGACTAAGATTCCTGTTGTTGATAGTAATAACAATATCATTTCATACAACATTACTAAGAGAGAAGTTGTGGTGAATGGTTTGACTAAAGTTTTCAAAAAGGTGATAAGACCTTCAGATGTTAAACCGTTTATGAAGTTATTTTTACCTGACGAAGATGTGTTAGGTATTGTTGATGTTGTTGAAAAACAAGGTACGACATTTACTACTATACCTTCAGATGTTGAATTTGCGACATCGAGAGATAAGTGGTATGAGGTAAAGAGTTTATCTCAAGATAGAATTTTCACTCAAGACCCTACGTCAGTTTCTGACCAACCAGGTGTTGTTAGTGGTAAATACAAAAGGGTGGATAGAAGATTTATTAGTGAGTTTACTCCTGAAGGGTTTGCTTTCTTAACTTTTGGTGGTGGTAATACAAGTGCACAGGACCAATTTGATACATTTGTTGATTTAGGTGGTGACTACAACTTGTTAGATTTCACCAACAATCTTTCGTTAGGTAAGTCAGTTAAACCAAACACGACATTATTCATTAAATATAGAGTGGGTGGTGGTATCACATCAAATGTTGGTGTGAATAGTCTAAATTCTTTGGGTGAGTTTGAATTATCGGTTAACGGACCATCGTCAACGGTAAATAGTAAAGTAATTAACTCATTAAGGGCAACTAATGTTACTGCAGCTATTGGAGGTGCTGATAAACCTTCATTGGAGGAAATTAGAAACATGGTGGCGTTTAACTTCGCAGCGCAGGAAAGAGCGGTTACTTTAAATGACTACAGAATATTGATTAAGACAATGCCGGCTAAGTTTGGTGCACCTTCTAAGGTGAATGTCTTTGAAGAGGATAATAAGATAAAGATTAACTTACTATCTTACGATTCACAGGGTAACTTAAGTACAAAAGTTTCTAACGTCTTAAAACAGAACATTGCAGAATACTTGACTGAGTACAGAATGATTAACGATTATATAGAAACGGAGGTCGCTGAAATTATTGATTTAGGTTTGGAGATTGATGTTATCTTAGATAAAAAAGTAAATCAGACAGAGGTGATAACTGCAATATTATCTGAGGTTTCTAAATATATGGACGTTGATGGTAGAGACTTAGGTGAACATTTATTCGTTGGTGAATTAAAACAAATTATCAATTCACAGTCGGGAGTAGTTAACATTTCAGACCTTAGGGTTGTCAACAAAACGGGTGAGAGTTACTCGGATACGAAAACCTCTCAACCATACGTAAATGAAGAAACACAACAGGTACAACTAACAGATGAAACTCTTTTTATGAGAAGTAATCAAATTTACCAAGTTAGATTCCCAAACAAAGATATCGTTATTAGGGTAAAGACATTGTCGGCTCCTTTGATAAACTAAGTTTACTATAGTTTGTAATATACTATTTTTAATTAGGAAAATGTATGAATTTACAAAGCATTCGCGTTAAAAGTTCCCTACCGATTATTTTGTTAGGCATTGCCATTCTTATTCTAATTGCAGGCTACACTTATCTTATCAGTTTGCAAAAACAAGCTGTTGACGCGCAATCAGAACGATTTTTGAATGCGATTTCGGTCGTTGTTAATGCTGATAGAGATATTTACCAAGCAAAGGTTGCCGAGCTTACTCTTGTTACAAGCAGTAACACAGATAAAACTTATCTAAATGAACATCAAGAAAATGCCGAGCAAGTTAAAGAGCGCTTTGGGCAATACTTGTCTTACATGTCACCTTACACCGAGGTAGTCGACCGGTTTCGTCATTTTGATAGCGCATTTGATTCATGGTATTCGGCATCAAAAAACTTTATTAATGACCCACAAAACAGTGAAAAAAAGCAGATTGCTGAACAAACATTTTCAGCTCTGAGGGATATTTTAGATAAAGCAGGCGAAGCAGCAGATAAAACATCAAAATCTGAAACTGAGAAGTTAATGGATGGTGTTATCAGCTTTAAAGTTAAACTAATGATAATGATCGCTATCGTTTTACTTGTCGCTGGTTGGTTTAGCTATTATGTACCTCGACAACTCACGAAGCAGATTAACTTTGTGACAGAGCGAATTAATGAGATTGCGTCGGGAGATGGTGATTTAACAGGCCGTATCAATGTAAAAACACAAGACGAGTTTGCAGAACTTGCGACGGCTTTTAACGGGTTTTTAGATAACCTACAACAACTTATCAACGACATACTTGGACAGGCTAAAGAGCTGCATAATTTAGGTCGTGACCTTGATA